CTTAAAGAAAAGTTGGAAGACAGCAATCTGGTTAACGCTCGATTGTTGTATCAGAATCGTGTTTTGAATAGCGTCTCGTTGAATGAGCGACAAAAAGATAGAATTGTCGAAGCCATCTCAAACGCCAAAAGTGTTGAAGAAGCAAGAATTGTTTTCGAAACTCTTCAGAGTGCAGTGGGGTCAACATCTAAAAGAAAAAGACCAGAATCACTGAACGAAGTGGTCACTAGAAGTTCTTCAGCCTTTATCCCTCGTAAAGAGGAAACTAAAAAAGATAGCTCTTTTGCGGATCGCATGCGTACCCTCGCAGGCCTCCCAACAGAGTAACAAAAACTTATATAAAGGAGAAAAACAATGTCTATTTTAGATAAATTGACAGAAGGTATCGTTAATCGCGACATGCGTCATGAAGGCGCAGCGCTGCTCTCGAAGTGGGAGCAAACGGGACTTCTTGAAGGTATTAATAATGATAGTACCAAAAACGGCATGGCTCGCCTTTTGGAGAACCAAGCCAAAGAGCTTCTTCGCGAAGCTGCATCTACAATGAGTGGTGGAGATGTCGAAGGTTTTGCATCCGTCGCATTCCCCATTGTTCGTCGTGTATTCGGATCCTTGATCGCCAATGATCTCGTTTCCGTCCAGCCGATGAGCTTGCCCTCGGGCCTCATCTTCTTCCTCGACTTCACGTTTGAGGGAACAAACTCCCAATCCCCCTTGGATCGTTTGGGATTTGCTAGTGGTTCATCCCTGTACGGCGGTAACGTGGTCGGGTCCGCCATCACGGGCGGTGTTGACTTGAACGGTAATGACGGAACAAACGCTGGTCAGTTTTATAACTTGACCAACGGTTATTCCTCGCCTACAGGCAGCGTGGTCGGTAGTGACGGCTCACTTGTCGTTCGAGCATCGGGCACCCTCGGCGCCGGAGGCAAAATGATCAATAACGGCGGAACAATAGGTTTCGACGGTAACAGCAGCGTCGCCACGCTGGGCGGGATGACTGAGACGGCCATCAACGAAGTGTTGCGTTTCGATCCGGATTTGACATCTGGTTCGATGTGGGCCATCACTGAGTGGACAACTGTGGCCGGCGATCAGTTCAATTTTAAAGATTTGGCCGCAGCTGCTTTTACTTCCACTACGGATGACGCATTTAACGGGAAGGGCAGTACCCTGATCCGCCGTTTGTCTCAGATGAGTCAAAGCGCGGACGGGAACACGCGAAGTGAAACAGTCGTGCGCTTAGTAAGTGTTCTGACCTCTTCCCTCGGGTTGGCCACGAGTCCAGATTTCTTGGATGGTGGGACTTTGAGTTGGCCTCAGACCGATCAGTTTGACGCAGTCACGGCTGAACCGGGTGCTATTGTGGGCGCCACGGCGTGGGGGTTGGAAAATACCACTGAAATCCCCGAGATCAACTTGAAAGTCGATTCCGTGTCTGTCACGGCGCAGACCAAAAAGCTGAAAGCCAAGTGGACACCTGAATTGGGTCAAGACCTCAACGCTTATCATAACCTCGACGCAGAGGTTGAGCTTACGTCCATTCTCTCTGAGCAAATCGCTCTTGAGATTGACCGTGAGATCGTTGAAGACTTGGTCAAGGGCGCCACAGGCGCGACTTACTACTGGTCCCGTTCCCCGGGTCTGTTTGTAAACCGCAACACCGGCGTAGAAGTTGGAGCCAGCTCTGCTGCCCCCGATTTCACCGGTACTGTGTCCGAATGGTATGAGACGTTGCTGGAAACGGTTAACGATGTATCAGCGGCTATTCACCGCAAAACGCTTCGCGGTGGCGCTAACTTTATTGTTACGTCTCCAGAGGTTGCTAATATTCTTGAGTTCACTAGCGGATTCCGAGCCAACGTGTCGGTTGACGACAACAAAGGCATCGCTGGTACCCAGAATGTTGGTAGCATCAGCAAGCGTTATGACGTGTTTGTTGACCCGTACTTCCCGCGCAACTTGTTGCTCGTGGGTCGTAAAGGCAACAGCTTCCTTGAGAGCGGTTATGTATACGCTCCTTATGTGCCATTGCAAGTCACGCCTACCATCTTTGGTACGGAAGACTTTGTGCCACGTAAAGGTGTCATGACCCGTTATGCCAAGAAAATGGTTCGACCTGATATGTATGGTCTTGTCATTGTTCGAGGCCTCATGGGTGAGTCTGGCGGCGAATAAGCCAACTAGCTAAAAGATAAGCAGAAAGGCTCCAATTCTTCATTGAGTTGGGGCTTTTCTTTTGTTTTATTTCCTAAACGGCTCACTGAAAGGCCTTACCTTCACTAGTTATTGTCCGAGCCGAAGAGGCTCACCCATGTTTTTTAACATGATTATAAAATAAATGGAGGGTTTTAAAAATGGGATCAAAAAGAGTAGGGCTTGCGAGAACGCAAGCCTTAATACAACAATTAAAAAGAGAATTACAGATGGGGGGGTCTACGCTTAAAGGCACCACACAACAAATTGTAACACTATCTGGGTCAGGTGCCACAAAGACTTTGACTGCAGACGATAGCGGGGCTATTGTTGAAATGGGAGGCAGCAATGCCTCTACTGTGACACTACCGGCGGTTGAAAAAGGATTATATTTTCGTTTTGTTGCCACGACGGCACACGCACACATAATCAATGGCGGCGCCACTTCTTTAGAAGGCGGCTATCACCACAATACCAATGCGGCCACTGTTGCTCGTGTGGCAATAACAAATAAATCTAGTTTAACACTACACAACTCTAATTCCGCTAAAGGCGATACATTAGAGTTCTGGTGTAACGGGACAGATTGGTTTGTAAGCGGCATTGTTAATGACGGGATCACACAAGCTTAAAAACACTTTGTTATAGCTATAAGTTACACCCCTTTTATAATATTGGGGTGTAGCTTTTTCCTCAAAAGACCGCCCACCCTGAAAACACAATTGCCCAAAAACGGCGCGCCCCCAATTTTTTGAGATTTTACATCGTAAAACTATTTATAGAAGACCCAAAAGGAGATCATCATGGGAAGGAAAAAGAAACGAATTCGTCTGGCGGCCATCCGACAGCGCATAGCCGCGGCAAGCGGAGACACTAACACAAATACGGCGCCAGCCGCCACGACCAATACAACCAAAAAGGCCACTAAAACCATTAACCCTTTTAAAAAATTATCCAAGAAAACGAGTACTAAGAAAACAGATAAAGAGTAATTCGCCTTTTAAACTGTAAATCAACTAATTATGGTTAGGAGATTATATTGAATGGCATTCCCAACTTTAACACCGGTTTCTAGAACAAGCGCTGTGGTACTACCAAGCGGCAGCAACCCATCCGTCGCTGCAGCAGCCGTAGCCAGTTCTTCTTTCCCTTTTACTGTATATACCGACGATCAGTATTTCTTATCCGGAGCCGCCGATCAAGTAGGCTATACTTATAGGAAAATGGGCGGCGATGTCCTCGATATTGAATTGACGAGGGAACAGGTTTTTTCTGCCTATCAGGAAGCCGTACTTGAGTACTCTTATATCCTCAATATTCACCAGGCTAAAAACAGCCTGGGAGATTATTTGGGGTCCAAGACAGGCTCTTTCACCGAGGATGGGCAACTTCAAGACACAGCCGACTTAAAAGACGTTGCGCTCAAATTCCCCAAATTTAAATTCGAATATGCCCGGCGCGTCGCTTATGGTTATGCCACCGAGGCAGGTTTTGGCGGCGATACACGCATCTATTCCGCTAGTTTTAATACCAGCGCGAGCCAGCAAGACTACGATCTTCAAGCCATCATCGCCGCCGAATCAGCCGGTAACGCCGACAGCGCCTTTGCCGGCGTGGTGGGCGACCAACGAGCTATTGTGACAAAGGTGTTTTACAAAACGCCTAACGCCATGTGGCGATTTTATGGATATTATGGCGGTTTAAACACCGTTGGCGACTTGGCCAGTTATGGTCAATATGCGGATGACAGCACCTTTCAGATCATACCCACTTGGCAGAATAAAGCCCAAGCCATGGCCTTTGAAGACGCTATATATACCCGAAATAGCCAGTGGTCATACGAATTAAAAGACAACATGTTGCGTCTTTTCCCCAAGTCACCCTCTACGAACATCATGCCTAAGAAAATGTGGGTAGAGTTTTTCGTAGACACCGACACTCCCTGGATAGCGGATGAAAGCGGCAAAACTGGCGTGGATGGCATTAATAATATAAACGGCCTCCCATTTGAAAATCTCCCCTATCAAAAGATCAACGCTATTGGAAAGCAGTGGATCCGCCGCTTTGCCCTTTCTCTGTGTAAAGAGATG